ATGAGTAATGATATAAATGTTAATACAATAGAAGATAAAGATGGAACCACGATACATTCTATGGAAGGAATGTTTTTGGTTGTGACCTATAAAAGTGGAAATACTTATACCCTTCTTCTTGATACTATAACCAGAGTTGGTTTGAACTTCTTTGGAGGGGGCGGAAATTCTGGAGTACTTAGACATATGTATATTGAAATTAATAACAGTAGTGACGTGCTGTTATTTAAATATATAAATGGGGAAGAAGGGGGTAAAATATATAAATCTCTTCGTACTGTATGGGCCGAATTCATTAAAGGACAAACAAGATGAATGATAACCAATACGCCCCGCCCATCATGTGGCTTGTAGTAATAATGTTGGCGGTATTTATCGCGGTAACAATTTGGTTTGGGGTTAATCACGACCATTGCTGTAAAGCCCCACCAAAGCCCGTTAAAAGAATTGTGGTGGATAGATATACAAAACTACCCAAATATCTACCAGCGAACACCGTAGACGCACCAAGCACATTATTATTGATGGGTTTCGGGTTGGGATTAATTAAATGGAGAAGAAAATGAATGTTAGGGAATTAATAGAGATATTACAAAATTATAATCCAGAGTTAGTTATGACGACATACCACCACGGCGAAGATATAGAGCTAAAAGAAGATGCTATAACAGAACATCTTTCTGGCAACGCATTAGAGATAGGGTGAAACCAATGACTAAATCAAACATTAAGAAATACAAAAACAAACCAGTAGTAATAGAGGCTCTTGAATGGACGGATGACAATGACGATGAGATTGACGAGTTCATCCAGCCTTTTGGAATACCATCAGGCGCGATAGAAAACGGTGATTATTTAGTGAAATCTGATGGGGGGTATATGAGTATATGGGAAAAAGAAAAGTTCCGTGATGAATTTGAAGAGATAACAGATTAAAGAACGATACACCAAAGAAGATATAGAAGAACTTCGATACATAAAGTTAAGTCGTATCGTTAAAGCCACAGTATCGCTTGGAAGAGACGACAACTTAGAACATCTATGGAAGCTTCACAGTGTAGTACTGGACAGCATAAAGCTTAAAATGAACCTAACCCCATCACATGACGACAACGGAATGTATGACGGTGGTTACTGGATAAGGAGAGAATAACGATGAATGAGCGAGAAACATTTGAGGACTTAGAAAGATTCCGTGAGTGGGTTGATGAGCAGAAATACCAAGAAGAGATGGAGTTGCAAAAACAAATAGAGATAGATAGTAATTCGGCCTAACAGTGGATAGGGTGAGACGACCTTCTAAACAAACGATCGGCCTCACCCGCAAATAATTCATAACGCCCCTTTCCGCAGGTCTTGACGGTGGCCTTCATTGTAAATGCGAAAGTTAACTTGTACGGCGTGTATCAATCATACGAGAATAAAAAATAGAAAAGCAGGAATCTACAAGCACCGCACATAAGGAATATAATACCTCTTAGTTGTTGACAACACGAACGGCTTGCGTTATATTCTATTTATCAACAACGCAACAAAGGATTTAATTATGTCATCATTATCAGTTTCAATCGACCATTCAGATTATCTAGCAAGAACTAACGTTCGCATCACAAAAAAACTAGATAGCACGTTATCATCTAAATTAAGAGCGCACTTTGAAAAAACTTTAAATAAAAATATTAAAATGATTGCTGACTTTACTAATTTTTTAAAAGAAGAAGCGCATAATAAGCAAGCCCTAGCATATCATTTAAACGCAACTCAATAAAGAATATATGAACTGTTGCAAAAAACGCAACAGTTCAACTGCCTAGTAATCCTCGGTAGTTGGAAGAAATAGGAGAGATAAAATGGAAGCTATGGAAAAGTTACAAGAGTTTTTAAAATCGCATATCAAGGATTTGAAGAAGTACGAGAAATTAAAAGAAAAAACATTTCTTCTTGATACAGATAACAGCTCTCCTAAGCGTTTAGAGAAGGCAAGTTCTGATTTAAATTGGGCGAAAATGGCTCTAAGACGTGACAAGGATAGACTTCATTGTTTATCTGTTGAGGCGGGTTTAGCGGATGTTAGGGATGACGCGTATTATGCAGAGATAAAATATTACCCTGCGAATTGGTATGAGTTAAATGGGGCAGTTTCCACTCCGAAGCAGGGGAAAGTATAATGACATACCGAGGATTTGACTTATCATATGACCCGCCCTCTATCCCATGCCGAATGTTTGATTGGCAATACGGCCGAGATGGTGAGGATTGCGGTGCTGCGGAGACAGAGCAAGAGGCCAAGAATGAAATTGATGAGGTTTTAGATAATGTATAAAGACCACCTAGCCCTAACAGCCTATACATACGCATTACTAAGCCTACAGCTAGTAAAGCCCATGAAGAATGTAACACCAACCAAAAGGAAATTAAAATGATTATCAATACAGCACTAGCGGCCTATATGATTACTAAAACGGAAGATGATTATGACGACAGCGACGGAGAATGGAATTATGAAGAAAACTTTGACGACTGTTAAAAGAAATAACGTAATTTTAACACCAAAGGAGAGAGACGATGACTAAGGAAGAGAAGCTATATAGGTGCGTAAGAAGTTTATCTGAGCAGAGAACTAGGACAGAATGTAGTTTATTTGAAGATAGCGAGGCAAGTTCAGACGAAGATTTCGCGGAGGCGTACGATTTATTAATTATGGTGGCTAGGGATTGTTTAGATGAGGTGCAATCATGACTAACTATAAGGTAGGGGATAGAGTGACATGGAACAAAGAATTATACGAGTTAAGAGGTATGTCAGTTAACGGTGATTACTGTTCTATAAGATGCAAAGATACAGGCATATTATTAACCAATATGCCCATCAAGGATATATTGAAAGAGGTTCGAAATGAAGTCATTAACTAACTTAACTGATATTAAAATAGCAATGCTAGAGTTTTCATTATCTCTTGGAATAGAAGAGCTTAAATATAAAATATCTTCTTGTAAGGATTTTCAACTAATAGAAGAGCATATTGATAGCTTAACTACACTACTTAATTTACGTGAACAATTACAGGGAGCATGTTCAGAGGATAGACCTAATGTATAGTGCAAGAGAGCTTGACCACTTAAAGGAGAAGAATGATGGGTGATGGCACATTACGCGACCAATTCGCTATGGCGGCTTTGACGGGGTTAATTAATAGAGCCTTCTCGGAGCTTGGTAATTCTGAAAGTGCCTACGCAGCTTTAGCTTATGAATATGCAGATGCAATGCTAGAAGCACGTAAAACAGGAGAAGAATGATGACAGATGAAGACCCTCAAGACGGTGACTTTTATAAATTGTTTAGCTGTCGAGTTTCACGCATACTAAAGCAGATGTGGATATCTAATTTTGACCAATTAGCAAAAATAACAGAAAAGCAATTATTAAGGTCGCCTAATTTCGGAAGAAAGTCCATAAATGAAATTAGAAGAATGAAGGACATTTTCTTAAAGAGTAAAAAATCCATGACTAAAACAACAGTAGATAGCGCAATGCTTAAAGATGTGCTATTATTCACTATACGAGGTAAGAAAAAAGCACCGTATGGCTCAGGAGATACTTATTGTATTCAATGCGGGGCTAATTGGAAGTCACATCATGTGTTGTGCCCTGTAGCCTACGCCCAACAACTACTAAAGGAGATAGGGGATGAGTAAGACAACTATAGAAATGATTAGGTATGAAATTTGAACCAACAATAAAACAACTTGAAGTCTTAACCTTTGCTTTATATTGTCGTGTAGGCACCTTGAAGAAATTACTTGAAGGGGATACCTCAGATACAAATAGTCTGTTCGTTGTATCCACTAAAGAGTCTTTGTCCATTGCCAGAGCTTTGGAGAAAAAGTTTGAAGCTGAACTAAGTAAGCAGTTTAAACAATGTAACAAAAAAAGGAGATAGACAGTGAGTAGCACAACAGGCATGATAAAGATACGCAGAACACCAAAATCAATATCATACTTGGATATGAAAACCATAATGAGTCGATTTAATAAAGACTACGAAGAATATAAAAGATCGCGCAACCTAATGCATTCAAGAATGATAGATAAACTGCAAGATAAACAAAGCACAGAGGATAAGTAATGCCTAAGAACACATCAGCATGTACAAAGAAGATAGCCAAAGAGGTAATGGATGGGATAACTGATGGCAACAGCCTATCAAAGGTATGTAAAAGCTTGGGTCTTAACTATAATACGGTGTATTCATGGATTAATGGGACTGAGAAGGACAGATTGTTCAAAGATTCCGCCCGCGCGTATAAAGCAGGATATGACAGGATTGCTGATGATTGCATAGACATTGCGGATGATGGAAGTAATGATACCTATAAGCTTGATGATGGTACAGTCCGTACTGATAGTGAGGTTATTCAACGTTCTAGGCTTCGTATTGATACGCGAATAAGGCTGCTTGGTAAGTGGTCACAGAAATACAGCGATAAACTTAACGTTGATATGAGCGGTCAAGTGACTGTGAATATCGGTTCAGACGATAAAGATTTGTAAAGTTGTTACCCATCGGTGGCAATACCTAACTAAGTATTTGATTTGTAAGTAATATGAGTAACACCTAAATATGACATTAATAGGCCATAAAGAGTTCAGATTGACGGAAAAACAGTGCGAATTACGTAATTTATGCAGTTCTGCGGCTGAAAATATACTTTGTTGGGGTGGCTCACGTTCTGGCAAGACATTTGAGTTCGTCTATAATATCATTACTCGCGCTTTAAAAGCTCCAAACTCACGGCATGTTATATTCCGCAAGACTGGCGTATCGGTTAAACAGGCGATTGGACTTGATACTTACCCAGAGGTTATGAGATTAGCTTATCCTCAAGTCTATGAGGCGCAAGGGGCTAAGTTAGGATGGAATGATAAGCATGGTTACTTCAAGCTACCTAATGGCTCTGAGGTCTGGCTATCTGGCCTTGATGATAAGGAGCGCGTTGATAAGGTACTCGGTAAGGAATACGCGACAATGTATTTCAATGAGGCTTCTGAGATACCGCTTGCATCATTCGATGTAGCACTCACCCGACTTGCGCAAACAATCAAAGACGTTAACGGTAATTGGCTTAATCTAAAATGCTATGTTGATCTAAACCCAACCACAAAATCCCATTGGTCATATAGAATATTTGTTGACCATGTTCATCCAGATGGTGAGATGCTACTTGATGGGGCTAAATACGTTTGTATGCGAGTTAATCCCATCGACAACAAAGAGAACCTACATCAAAGCTATTTGGATAGGCTGGCTAATATGCCTGAACGCCAGCGCAAAAGGTTCTGGCTTGGTGATTTTACGGGTGATGTTGAGAATGCCTTATGGCGCAGATCATACATAATCAAGACGCAGAAAGAGCCAACTGATTTAGTTCGCATTGTTGTTGCGATTGATCCTGCTACTACAAATGAGGTTGGCTCTGATGAGACAGGCATTATTGTTGCGGGTATTGATAAGGATGGTATGGGTTACGTCTTGGAGGATGGGAGCGGCAAGTATCGGCCAGAGGAATGGGCAGCGCGAGCTATATCATTATATGACGCATGGGATGCTGATAGAATTATCGCTGAGGTCAATCAGGGCGGTGATATGGTTGAGGCTGTAATCAGGGCGCAACGGGCGAATATTCCATATAGTAAGGTTCATGCAACAAGAGGCAAGGTGATAAGGGCAGAGCCTATCGCAGCATTGTATGAGCGGCATAAGATTAAACATTACGGTGATCTATCCGCCCTTGAAGATGAGTTATGCACATTCACGATAGACTTCGACCGCAAGTCACAGGGATATTCTCCCGATAGGCTTGACGCTCTTGTATGGGCGTTCACGGAACTATTCCCATCCATTGTAAATAGAATTAAACCAGTTATCATTAAGCCTGTGCAAGTTAGGTCTTCATGGTAGCTAGACAAGGTTAACCGCATATGTTAAAGTTAGCTGTATTTTAGTATTGAGTATTTAGTATGAGTAAATCGGACGATCTTAAAGACATTCACGAATTAGCAATTAAACGCTTCGGAGAGATTTGGCCTACGGTGCGCGATGAACGTAAGCAAGCATTAGAAGACCGTAGGTTCTATGCTATCGCTGGGGGAATGTGGGAAGGTGATCTAGGTAAGGCGTTTGAGAATAAACCTAAAATTGAAATCAACCTTATCAAACGGGCTATCATTAATCTTTTAATTGAGTGGCTCAACAATCGTATTGATGTTGACTTCCTATCACAAGACGGAAAGAACATGGACGACCTCGCAGACATTTGTGATGGTCTGTATCGTGCTGACTTGGATGCCAGCGGGTCAGACCAGCCATATGACACGGCCTTCATTGAGATGCTTGGTGGTGGCATGGGTGCATTTCGTTTGTTTACTGAGTATGAAGACGAAGGGGATGATGAGAACGAGAAGCAACGGATTAAGTTTGGTCAGATAACGGATGCGGATAACTCTGTCTTCTTTGATCTGGGCGCGAAGAAACAAGATAAGTCTGATGCTCTATGGTGTTTTGTTATTAGCACCTATACGCCTGATGTGTTCAAGCTTAAGTTTGGCGATGATCTGGGTATGGAAACGATAGCAAGCTTTCAAGGTGGTAATGAAACATCACAGTTCGATTGGTTCTCCCCTAATGTTGTTAGGGTTGCAGAGTATTATGTTACAGAGTTCAAGAATTATACGGTACATATCTATGAAGATATTGAAGGTAATGAGATTAGATTTACAGATAAAGAATTGACAGAAGAAAAGATTGCAGAGTTAAAGGCTGTTGGTTCAACGAGATTGCGCGAGAAGAAGATCAAAAGAAAGATTGTTAAGAAATATATCCTATCTGGCGCGGAAGTGTTGGAAGAGTATGGAGAGGTTCTTGGCAATATGATTCCCATCATCCCTATGTATGGCTTTAGACAGGTGATTGATGGTATTGAAAGATTTAGTGGTCATGTACGTGATGCGAAAGACCCTGCGAGATTAAAGAATGTCCAAATGTCAAGGCTTGCTGAGATTGCAGCTCACTCCCCTATTGAGAAGCCTATCTTAACTCCTGAGCAAGTTCATCTTCGTGAAGATATGTGGGCTAATGATAATGTTAACAATTCCCCATACCTTTTGATTAATGCTTTAATTGATAAGGAAGGCAATAATATTCCAACGCCTCCTATTAGTCACACCCGCACCCCGAATGTTCCCCCTGCTATGGTTGCTCTAATGCAAGTCATTGAAGCAGATATGCAGTCCATTTTAGGGAATCACCAAGCTGGTGAGAAGATTGTCTCTAATATTTCATCTAAAACAGTTGAGTTAATTCAAGTTCAATTGAGCAAGCATGGTTTCATTTACTTCTCTGGTGCTGCTAAAGCTATCAAGAGAGCGGGTGAAGTGTGGCTGTCTATGGCTAAAGATACTTATGTCGAAGAAGACCGCGTTATGAAGAAGCTAGGCGCAAAGGGTGAGATAGA